TATTCCATTTGTCATCTATGGTCGCAAATCCAATGTATGCTCCAACTACACTTGAAGTAAAAAGATAGAAAGGGACTGCTATGGTTGATAAATCAGTCCATAAGTGTAATATAGGAAAGAGAAGGCTTGAACACAATGCTGCCCAAGCCATTCTCCGTCTATTGACCCATCTATCCTTATTCGTTGTCATTTCTTAAATCAGATAATGTATTCACTATAACTTCAGTGTCACAGTCTTTTAGTTTTTCTTCTACAACTTCAGAGTTTTGGACCTCTAACTTATCGCTTTGGCCAAGTAAGTTTTTGCCTAACCATATCAACATTACACAATTTCCTGACAATCCTAACTGAATTTGTGCTTTTCTTAGTGATTGCTTTAGAGACTCTCTACCTTTTAGCAACTCAACGCTGAAGTTATATCTAAGTGTATTATTATCAATGCCAAACCAGTCAGCAATCTCATTATCCTTACAACCGATTTCGGCTAACTTAAATACTTCAATTGGCGGCACTACTACTTTGTCTCGTCCTACTGGCAGTCCCACTATAGTTGCCTCAACTAACTTCTTTCCTTTGGGTCCGGGTTTAATTTTTGTTGTGATTGGTGTTGTCATAATGTTATTTTAATTTCTTAAATCCGTTTGCCATTTGTAAGTTAGCGACTTCACCTTTAACTACTGTTACTTCTTTCGTTGCTTCAGTAATTTCGGTGTTTAGTGATTTAACGTTTTCTCTAACTTGTATTTGAAGTTCTGTAAATGATTCTTTGATGCTGCTGAGTTCTGGTTTTATTTGTGAGTCAATCACTATCAGTAGTTCGTTTGCTGCTTTGATCTTTTTACTGTTTGAAGTCATATCATTGACGATATCATATATTAACAAAAGTGACAATAGTGTCATAATGCTAATTGCGTATGGGTCGTGTGTTACTATTGAGTAAACTGTCAATATAAAGGTAGTTACTGCTGCGGTTGCTGTCATATGTTCTTTTGTGAATTTCATTTTAGTGCTCCTTGTAGTATAAATCTGCTGCTGCCATTTTAAAGTATTCAAAAATAACTGATCTTGCGTTTGGCTTTGATTCAATAATTTTTGCGATTTTGTCGTTGATGATATCTGTTTGCCGTAAGATCCATTTGCCAGGCTCAATGCATATGACAGACAGGGCAGTATAAGAAGTTGGGGATTGTGGTAAGTATTCCCCAGAATAGAACTTTGAGTAGTCTACATCAGAGGTAGTATCAGATTTCGGTTCAAGTTTTGTTAATGGTTTTTTCATTTTGTGTTATCTCTTTATGGTTAGTTAACAGTGACGAATCCAGTTTGGGTATCGTCACATTGTATTTAGTTAAATGATTTCCTTTAGTGTTACATTGTTTGATCGTGTAATAATAAGAACATTGTCAACAGACCAGGGCTTATTAATGTTTGGACGAGTCATTGTCAATTGGGATTTCTTCCGCCCTCTGTTGATAATGTTGTGACCCCAAATAGCATACCATTCAGCGAATGTCATATTCCAACCTTCTTTTCTGAATTTTGCTTGGTTTCGTTGTTGGGTGAATGCTCCGTAATAACGGTGCGCAGTTGGGTCTGGTCCAGATATCCATTTGTCTGGATTGACTGGGCGACCTTTTGCTTGTAAACGAGTTACTTCTGTTGTTTGTGGTGTTTGTGTTGTAGTGTTCATTTTATTTTTTCCTTTATGTTAATCAAATAATTTTGTGAAGTTGTTTTCACCTCTTGTGGCTGCTAAGTAAGCGGATTTGCCTCTTGCTGCTTTCTCGCAAATGCTGATTGCTGCTTCACCAGTTTTAGTCTTGCTAAGTGGATAGCCGTATTCTGGTTTAACTCCTTGTGATAGTAAGTTACAGTGATTGATCTGGTCAATTATCCAAATGAAGACATTCTTCTTTGGGTGGTTTAGTTTAAAGTTATTCTTTTCAATTTGGGCAATCGCTTCAGGTAACCAGTAAGTGTTAAAAATATTGAATTTCTTTGCTGATAAAGCAACTGCTTTATACTCTGTTACCAGAATTAATGCTTCTGTTATTATCTCTAAGTCTTGTTCGTGTAGTTGTATCATTTTATACGCTCCTTTTTGTTTGCTGTATAAAAGTATTTAGCATATACTATTTAATAATTATAACAGCATATTTGGTTATTTACGAGCTAATTTGACATCTATACGATTTATTTTCACATTTAATGTTTCATAATAGCGGCATCTCATTTCAATGATCTTTGCCACCGACGATGTTTCAGTTAGTGTTATAAAATGGACTGATCTTGAAAAACTTGTTCCGTTCTTTATTGGTTTGATATCATCTGTTATAAACCTCTTTGGAATTACATCATCGCTGTCCCAAATGATTTGTTCTCTGAATAAGTTATTGCCTTCTTTTGATGTTACCTTGTTGAGTGTTAGTCTTGCCATAGTATCCTCTTTAAATTTGTGTTAGTTATGAGCCATTATTTGGTAGATTCTGTGTGATTTCTGTTAAATAATGGCTCATTTTGTGCTCGTTTTGACTGGTTTTATGCCTGTATTTTTTAAGTAGTATGTTAGTTAGTCCCCAGTCAATAGAAGTGGTGATTAGAATGAGTTATTTTTCAATTATTGTATCTTAGTGTTCTATTCTGCTCTGTTCTATTCCGTTCCAAAAGAAGTAATACAATAGGGGCGAGTGGTGGTGTGAGCATCATTAAGGCGAACGGGTTTCTTCGGAATAATAACTTCCTCTTTTAGTTATGTTCTGCTCTGTTCTATTCCGTTCCAAAAGAAGTAATACAATAGGGGCGAGTGGTGGTGTGAGCATCATTAAGGCGAACACTTAAATCACCCACGGAATGAGAACTACATCTTTTAGTTCTACTTCACTCAGTTTGATTTGATACCCAGTCTTTGATTCAATCACCGCAGTTAACTCGCCAACATTGATTCGTTTAGTTGTAGTCCATCCATCATGTTCAAGCACACAGTTGTTACTGGACTCGCAAAGATAAGCTCTAACTACATCAAGAACTTCTCTCTCTAGTTTAAAGTAAACAGACCACTTAGTTCCCGGTGATAATCTCTTTTCTAGTTTACCTGCCTTGCTGTTATATCTGACTCCAACACTTGGTTTGATTGCGACCCACATTTTAGAGATATCTTTGATGAGTGATTTAACGAACTCGTTGGATTTAAATTTGTTGAGCTGTTCTTTGTTATTGATCTCGCTAGCAATGGATCCATCAGTGCGAGCACCCGCAAATAATGCGTTAATTACTCGTTTAACGATCTTTACATCAATTCCTGTGTTGCGTGATACTTCATTTCTTACTTCTGATTTGTTGTTCAGATAGAATTCAATGATTGGTGCTTTACGCAATCCAAGTTTCTTTGCGTATTGGAGTAGTAATGTTGGGGCACAGGCTTCAATATCATATTCATAACAATAGTTGTGGTTGTAATGGAGTTGTTGTTTAACTGGTTTCACTAAGTTTTGTGTCCCACCAAATAGTCTGTTTGACTTATCAAAGTAAGTGATCTTGTTTGAATCAAGCATTGAGCTAAACTCGTATTCTGCTGAGTTAAGTGCTAACCCAAATTTAATTACTTCAAGTTCTAGCGTTCCAAAAGAAGTAATACAATAGGGGCGAGTGGTGGTGTGAGCATCATTAAGGCGAACGGGTTTCTTCGGAATAACTTCCTCTTTAGTGATACCGCATCTGGTTATCAACTCATTGATACTGGACTCGTTAATTTTATACTCCTTACACTTACCAGAATCAACTCGTCCTGGTCTCTTTGCCATTGGACTCGCAAAGAAGTAATACTTCTCATCAGTTGTGATCAAGCAAGACTCCCGGAGATAATTAGTTAGGTCGTTTTGTGATTGCCCAAAGATCTTACTCAAGTAGTTACGGCTTAGTTCTCTTGGCTTATTCGGTTTCATCTGAGATAGCAAGAACCCAAGCACTCGCTTGACTCGTTTAATGACTCTCTTATCAGTGAAGTTTGGAGTATAGTTCATAGATATCTCCCAGTGTTGTTTGTTTCGTTAATTATACCAGTGTCAGATGGATGCATCAACCAATAAATTTGATAGTCATTTACCCATTGTAATAACTTGTTATGCTGTTGACAATACAATCCAGTATAAGTTGGGTTTACCTCTGATCTACGAATAACTAAGTCGCAATAACGATGCTTTGGCATTCTCTTCCAAATAGATCTAAAATCAACTGTTTTGTTTGACACTCTTTCCCAATCATTTGAGGCATTATTATTTTCCTCAGCCACATACCGTTGGGCAGTGACTAATGCTTGCTCCATACTGGGCTTACGATAATCGTTATCCAAGATGTTCTCTATCAGTTTTAGAACACGAAGTTGATCAGGTGATGTCCTGAGCAAGTTCCAAACTTCAATTTGAGAGTCGTTGATAGTGTTGTTTATTTGTATAGTTGTTTTCATTTTGCTTTCCTTGTTGCGTCTTTTCTAACCCCTCTGAACTTAGGGTGTAAGCGATGAGTTCAGGCATCGCTTACGAGTCAGGAAAGACAAATGTGCGTATATTGCTATACACAATATTATTTATCCATTCAAAGAAAAAGCGATACATTTCTGAATCGCTTGATCTTTAACTATGAAAGGAATAAATCAAATAATCTGAGATTAGCCGTCTCAGACTGTCCATTTTTATTTATCTTTGTTTTCTCCTATATATGTTTATTTGCGCATTAGTTATGGATATTTGTCGTCTAATATACTTTGTGTATCTTATCTTAGGCAACTTATATCTGTGGGCGCACTCTGGATTTAAACTATCTTGAATAATTGCTTTGACTGAGAAGATTTGAGTGTTATATCCCATTTTATACAATAGTAAATGAGCAATAAAGTGTTCTCTAACAGTCAATCTAACTAAGTTTTCTGAATCGTTGGTTCCGCCCATTGAGCGAGGAAGTATATGATGAACTTCTGATGGTCTCTTTGTATATTCTCTATACAATGCGGCATTTATAAGTGAATCATATATTTTCGTATAATTCATTATTTGAGTATTAATGAAATAATTGAGTATGCACCTCCTACTATTGACGAAATAATAGTCATTACCACCGCGACTGTTTTATAGATGTGTTGATACTTGTCGTTCATCTTATCCATTTTGTTATCTAAGGTTGTTAGTTGTTTTGATAGGCCAATCTCCTCTTCTGCTTTTTTAAGTTTGAAAGATGTTATCTCATCTTTAATCTCTTCCATAACAGTATACATTCTCATACCGATGTCATCTGCTTTCTTTTGATGGCAATCAATTTTCGTATGAACTTCAACAAATTTTACGGGCACTTCTGCTATTTTAGTTTCCACAATTGATAGTCTCTTGTCAATGTCTACTATTTGATGTTCCATATGTTCCTTAAACTTTGTAATTAATGATTTCTCTAGTTGTGCTTTCGCTTATATTTATAAAAGATAATTGAAAAAGTTGTTATTACACCCAAGAACTTCCTGTCCAGTATTTTAGTGTCTTAGGTGCCCACGCAGATCCAGTCCAGTATTTTAGTGTCTTAGGTGCCCACGCAGATCCAGTCCAGTATTTTAGTGTTCCACTGGTTGGTGGAATTTCGTCGTGATATGCTATCCATTTAATACTATCTATTTGTAATATTGCTGTTCCTTTAACCGCATATATACCTATTTGTGCCATATCAGTTCCGCTGGACAAATAATGTGCTGGGAATGTGTAAGTCAACACCTGCCCAGTCGTTGAGATTACAGTATTGTTTATGTTAGTAAGTGTTGCTGATTCAGAATATACATTGTTATAGTAAATATCAACTGAATCAAGATATGATGCTCCTAAAATATGTGACCTACACGTTATTTCTAATCGTTGTAATCTTCCATTTAGCGGATGACCAGGATTCCCCATATTCCATTGACCATACCAATCAAAACCAGTAGTATCTTCTGTAAAAGTTCCGTCTGCTGCTCCAAGTGCGTTGTTTGGAGTAGTAGTATTTCCATCAAACCAAGAGGTAGCATATACTTCAGTTGTAGAAAATGCTGCTTCAGCGAGAAGTTCAACAGTAAAACTTCTCCATCCAGCTGATGTGCCAGCCACTGCCACACTAGTTGCTGCCCAACTTGTTACCCCTCCGTTTGTGTCGTGTAATGATGCTTCGTCTGCTGCATCTACTACATTGATACGGTTTGTCATCCCCGTAGGTGCATTCTGTAAGTTAGTATTGACTGCGCGGTGTCCTGCTACCCCAACTACCCAACTAGAGCCAGTTGAGTTTGCCATAGTAACTGTATTATAAGTAACATTTGTGCTTGCCGCAGCAGAAGTGCTATTACCGCCAATGGGTGTCGCACGATTGACCCCACGATATACTGCGCATACTACTGAGGAAGCATTCGCCCACGTGCCTGACACTTCACTTGACGATGATGCTAATTTATAACCAATTCTTCCTGAGCAGGCGTTTGCGCCAGCAAATCTTATATTCGTCCATCCTGCTGGAAGAGCAGGTGCTGTTACATTACCATCTCTAAACGCAAAGATGATAATAAGATCATCTCTTTGATGTGCTGGTATTGAAACAGTCTTAATGCCAGATGCTGACCCTATATAACTAATAGCCATATCATCTCCTATTAGTTAGTATCAAACCATAAATCACCAACTGCTGGTGAACTTGGGGCAGTAGTCCCCACTGTGATTTTAGATAAACCACTGAATGCCAAATAGTCAGTCCCTGCTGTTGCTGCTGAAAGTGCTGTTCCATTACCCTTTACTAAACCGGTAACTGTTGTTGAAACTGTTATTGCTGGTGTAGATGTGGCGGTCGCAACTGTTCCTGCGAATCCGTTAGCTGTTACTACAGATGCTGTAGTCACTGTTCCTGTATTACTTGTCTTATTATTAAAAGTAGTCCAATCAGCAGCAGATAAAGCACCTCTATTAGCAGCAGACGCAGTTGGGATATTCAGTGTAATAACTGGAGTAGTTGTTCCAGTTGCGACTGATGAATTTAAATCTGTTCCGGTAGTTCCAAGAGTTAGTGCTGCGACAGAAGTTACTGTTCCAGTAGTAGAACTTGTGCCTGCCCCTATTGCGGTTCTAAAATCAGCAGCATTTAGTGTTGATACTGTATTATCAGCATTGATTCGTGGAAAAGTAATAGCAGTTGGATTTGTTAGAGTAAAGAAGTTTGACCCAACAGTTGTTCCGCCTAATGAAGTGCGACCAGTAGATGCGGTTAACCCAGTAGAACCGCCATCCCACTTATTTCTATCAGTATATGCTGTATTCCAGTTAGTTTGACTTGCTGTAGTTGGAATCGCATAGCCAGCAGTCATTGCCAGAGCCAAAGTGCCGGTTGATGTGATAGGTGATCCAGTGACAGTCAATCCAGTTGGCACTGTCATTGCGACAGATGTTACGGCTGATGTTAAATAAGAACCTGCTGGTTGCTTATTATTAAAAGTAGTCCAATCAGCAGCAGATAACGCACCTCTATTACTTGCGCTTGCGGTAGGGACGTTTAATGTAATAACTGGAGTGGTAGTTCCATTAACAATGCTTGACGATAAATCTGTCCCGGTAGTTCCAAGAGTTATAGCAGCAACAGAAGTTACTGTTCCAGTAGTAGAACTTGTGCCTGCCCCTATTGCGGTTCTAAAATCAGCAGCATTTAGTGTAGATACAGTGTTGTCAGCATTGATTCTCAGAAATGTAATCGCAGACGGATTGGATAATGTGAATAGGTTGCTGCCAACAGTATTTGCCCCTAAACTGGTGCGACCAGTAGATGCGGTTAACCCAGTAGAACCGCCATCCCACTTATTTCTATCAGTATATGCTGTATTCCAGTTAGTTTGACTTGCTGTAGTTGGAATCGCATAGCCAGCAGTCATTGTCAGAGCCAGTGTTCCTACTGATGTAATAGGTGATCCAGTGACAGTCAATCCAGTTGGCACTGTCATTGCGACAGATGTTACTCCACTACCACCACCACCCCCTCCACCAGTAGGAGTAGCCCAAGTGCCGTCACCTCGTAAGTAAGTTGTGCTGTCTGCCGTGCCAGTTCCTAACCTTGCTGTTCCAACAGTTCCAGATGATAAATTGCTTGCGTTTAGTGTAGTAAGATTTGCTCCTGACACAGCACCAAATAATCCAGACCAAGTGCCAGTTGTTACTGTTCCTGTAGTTGTAAGACTTACACTACCTGCCAATGGGCTTGCGCCAATACTATTATACGAAATTGTGCGTGATAACGATCCGTTAAATGTAGAACCGCTGGCATCCCCTATGCCACTGTTGTTAAATGTTATTGAAGCAGCAGTAGATCCTGCGCTACCAGTTGTATTTTGATTTAATGTGGGGATATCACTTGATACAATTGTTCTAAATGAGGGTGTCCCGTTAATTGCGTTTGGGGCAGCGAGGAATGTCTTTTGCGTTTGTGATGTAAAGTTACTTGGGGTAACTGCTAAGGTGCCGCCTAATGTTAAACTTCCAGTAGTTGTTACTGATCCAGATAATGTTAGCCCAGATACTGTGCCATTCCCACTAACAGATGTTACGGCTGATGTCAAATAAGAACCTGCTGGTTGCTTATTATTAAAAGTAGTCCAATCAGCAGCAGATAACGCACCTCTATTACTTGCGCTTGCGGTAGGGATATTCAGTGTAATAACTGGAGTAGTTGTTCCAGTTGCGACTGATGAATTTAAATCTGTTCCGGTAGTTCCAAGAGTTATAGCAGCAACAGAAGTTACCGTTCCAGTATTAGTAGTGTAAGCATTAGTATCTAATGTCCAAATATTAGCAGCAGTTTTCTTCAATAACCCACTTGTTCCTGACAAAGCAGCAATGGCAGTCAAATCACCGTCAACTGGCTGATATATGTCACCACCACCACCTGACATTACTACCCAACTTACTGTTGCTCCGTCTGTTCCTAATACTTTTCCACTATTTCCAGTTTGTGTTGGAAGAACTTGGTTAGCAGTTACACTATGTGGGTTGTTAGTGTCACTAATGTGAGTTTGAATGTTAGCATTTGCTGGCTCATATACTCCGGTGTGAGTGTGTCCTATATTACTCTTTAAATCTAAAGCAGTTTGAGAGGCAATAGAAACAGGTTTGTTAATATCACTTGTGTTATTAACATTGTCTAACCCGATCTGTGCTTTTGTTACATTGTGTGGGTTAGATGTGGAACTAATGTGTGACTGAATATTAGCATTTGCTGGTTCATACACACCAGTATGGACATGAGTCGCACTTGCGTAACCAGTTGCGTCTAACTCCCAAGTGTTGGCAGCAGTCTTTTTAAGCAGACCAAATGTCCCAGTAAGTGCGCCAATAGCAGTTAAATCGCCATCAAGTGGTTGTTTTGTGCTTAGAGCAGTTTGTAAATCAGTTTGTGCTCCAATAGAGCCAGTGATCAAACCCCACGCAGGATTGCCCGTAATCCCAGATCCTGTTATCTCAACTATAGCATCTACACCGTTGTTGATCCGCATATACATACGACCGTCGTATGTGTTGATGGATACTTCACCAAGTTCTAAATCACTTGTGGTAGGAACTTTACCTGGTGTTGCTGATCGTTTAAATTTATTTACATAAGCCATTAGTATGCTCCCATATCACCAACCCCCGTCAAAAGATCAGCATCCAAACTTGTTGGGCTTGTGCTTGACAACATTGCCCCACCACCCTTGCGTAAGTTTCCAGCATTATCTTTCTTCTCATTGAACGGTGCCCAGATCATAGGAGTTTTATTCATTTCAAAAATACTTGGAATAACAGTCGCATATCCCTCACCACCGTTTACAGTTCCCTGCTCAACAAAAGTGAACATATTATTGCCAATAGTATCTGTTGTTTTTGCGTCTAAAGCACGAGACCAGTTATCTTTTGATACAACATAGATACCATTCTGATTAGGTTTATCTTGATCTTTTACTAATACACGGTCACCTTGTGTTACTATTGTGTCATCAACTTTTTGCTCACCAGCCAATACAATATTATTGTTAGTTGCTGCTTTAACTGACGGCTTGATGTTAAATTGTTTTTCAACTGCTTCAACATATAGTTGCGACATATTTTGCTTATTCGGTTTGACTGAAACTTCTTTCATAGCAGAAGTATCACGAGAAGGGGCAAGTCGTTTAACAGAGTTTTGATCTAACTCAGACATCAACTTTCGTAGTAAATGTGCTTTAACTTGTAGTTTATCTTTGTTATCCATATTTTACTCTCTTCTCATTATTTATTTAATTGGCTAGTTTTAGCCTCTAACATCTTTTGGAATATTTTATATCTGCCTGGATTAGTTTCTGCTTGCATTTTACGAGTTAAATTCAATATCTCACCTTGTAATACTTTAGCTGGGTCTTTATCGCTTTGTGGTGTTACTGATTTAGTTTTACTTAGACCTGCTAAATCTTCCAACTCCGTAACAGTATATGATTTTTCAAACGCAGGTGGAGCACCTGGCACTTCAAATGATACTGGTTTAGCACCTAAGTCACCATTGCGTGATTTAATTTCATTGAGTATTTGCTCCTTACGAATAGCAGGATCAGTTGATAACGGAACTTTTGCTGGCGTTGTTGCTTCCACAGGTTTAACAGCACCTAATTTTCTTGCTCTAATCTGTGCTATAATGTCATTTTTTTCTGCTTCAGTTCTTACTTGTCTAATTTGTGGGACAGGTAATTCACTTGTTGGAGTGGTAGTGCTTCCAAGAATTTGCCGTGCTTGTGGATTTGTTTGATTTAATGTGAATATTTCTTGAGCAGTTTTAGTTTCAGGTGCAGCCGCTGGTGATCCTTTTGGCTGCTGCTTGACATAAGCCATAATCTTTGCCCAGACTGGTTTGGCTACATCATCTGATACTGCGGGCGCAGTCTTTGCTAATTCCTTTGATACAATCTTACTGCCTGCTTTAGCACCTTCAATAATACCCTTGCCAACTGTCGCAGCACCTGCTATAGCATATCCTGCTGGGCCAAGAGTGTGAGTAATTGCTGGTTTCAATATTTCTGATACTGTTGGAGTTACTGCGTTCTCTCCTCTCACGGTTTTGCCAATGGTAGAAAGTATATGAATGCCACCACTCGCCCCTGACCACTGTGCTGCTTCTTCTACACCAGATTTACCTGCTATTTTTGCTGCTGTTGGAATTGCTTTAACTACTGCTGAACCATATCGTGATACTACTGGTGCCACTTTTGCTATCGCACCACCAGTAGCTCCGCCAATCACAGTGTTCATAATTTGATCACTTGCTGATCCTTCAGCATTTCCTAATCCAACGCCTGCCCCTATTGCGGTAGCCCCTTTAACTGTAGCACCTGCTCCCCCTGTGCCTAGTATTGCTGGAACTGAACCAACTATGTTTGATGCTGTATAAGCAACTGGATTTGTATCTGAAGATGTTACATTTGCTGCTCGTTCAGTATCACGATAATCAGAATAGATATCGCCTACTGGTCTGGAATCTCCAGTTAGTTTAGCACCACCTGCTCTAATTGCTGCTTGAATCTCATCACCAAACCCAAATGTTGCTCCTTGACTTGCTCCGCGAACTATTGCTTCACTTGTTGAACCTGGTTGAAACAATCCGGGTTCTTCTGCTGCTGGTGCTGGTTGTGAATCAGTAGTTTCAAGTCGCTTAATAGCAGATACTACTTCGTCATCTGACATGCTTGCTGGAAAATCAATAGATCCAAGCGTTGGATGGTTAATGCGTTGAAAATCAGCCATTATTACTCCAGTTTACCAGTTGATGGGTTATATACTCGTGTTCTTGCTGGGGAAGATGTTAGGGCTGCTGGTGGTTTATTACCTCCGCCAACAAAAGTAACTCCAACTCCTTTTAATTTATCTAATGTTTCACTATCATATTGTGATACAGCATCGTTGTGACTATTGATAGCCAGTTGTAAAGCAGACTCAAACTGATCAAGTGCTTGTTCTTTAACATTAAGTGGTGCGGTAGGATCATTGATAATAGATAATGCCCTACGAGCATCAGCCTCACTTGGGGCACCTTTCATCAATGGAGAGTTTAATGCTCCCAATGCTGCATTTGCAAACTGTTCCATTTTCTTATTTGCCGCACCAGTTTTACCCACCCCAATGAACGACTGTGCCTTACCAACTAACTCACCAACACCAGATTGTGATGCATCAGGTAAAATAGTTCTAATGGCTGGCACATTTTTAATAAACTGCCCTGCAAGTGCAGCAGCCTTCTGTTTATCAGATAGTTCTCTTGCCACAATTGGGTCAATGGACCTATTACCTTGTCTGTCTACTTTGATACCAGAAATCTTTGGAATACCATCTGCTCCAACAGTTGCGGGTTGCCCACCACCTGATGAACGACCACCTGATGAACGACTGCCACCACCAGTGCGACCAACTTTCAAGGTTTCTATTTTAGCATCTAATAGTTTTAACTTGTATTCATTGTTAGCATCATCAAGTTCTTTCTTGTGCTGTAGTTTTAGTTGCTGTGTGGTGTTGTCTACAATCTTATCCAAAAATGGCAAAATCTTTGATAACTGGGCAGCACTCATATTGTCAATGTCCATACGACTCAACATCTCACCAAGTTTAGGGTCTTGACTTGCTAATCGTTTTATAGCTTCACGAGTAACCTTACTTACATCAGAGGTTGGATCAGATAGATTTTGACTTTCTTTAAACTTAGCATCTGCTTCACGCTTCTTTTGTGCCCACTCTTCACGAGTTTGCTTCATTACTTCTTGACTAGTTTCCTCGTCAGAAGCAGCCTTGTCCTGCTTATCTTTTAACTCAATCCCAGATTGATATTGTTGAGCAACTTGTGGTCCGCCTAAAGCAGCAAAAAATCCACCAATGGCTTCCCCAGTCTTATTGCGTGTAGGGTGTGGTTGTGCTTGTGGTGCTGCTTGTGGAATAGGTGCTGGTGGTGCTTGTGGTGGTGCTGGTGGAATAGGTGCTTGATAACCAGACACTTCTTCTTGTGTAGGTAACGCAGGTAAACCACGGGCTGTTCTCTTTTGTGTTTCTTCATCAATGAGCTGGGCATACGCAGCACCCTTTGGAGTAAGAGTGCCTGTTCCTTTTACTGCTGCTGCTGTGTCAAATATTGTCTGAAAATCATCATCAGTTGCATCAGGCATATATTCACGCAACTTACCCAACATTGAGTTAAATCCTTCCTCGCTTGGATTAGGTTGGGTCGCTGCATATTGATTGTATAGTGAGTAATCTGCCATGTTATTATCCTTCAATGTCGTTTAGACGTTTGTTTAAGTTTGCTAATGCAGCCAGCATTGCGCTTTGCATGGTGGGGTCAGAGACTACCATTTTGCCCTTTGGCGTATCAACAACATTATCACTAAGTGGAGTATTCTCTAAGTCTTGCGCCATTACTCCAACACCTGGCTCATTGCTTCCTTTGTATTTATAAGAGTATCCAGTTAAGTTGTTTAACATATCTCCAATTTCGTCGCTGGTAAGTTCTTTTCTTTCCTTTTTTAGATTTTCATCACTAAACCACCCAGCAACAGTAGAACCGAGTTTAGAGTAAGTATCCCAGTTTGAAGCAATATTGCCAATAGCACCAGTGACTCCAGATAGTGTATCCTTGCCCTGAGTTGCTTGAGAAGCACCTTGTGATTGTAACGCACCAGCACGAGCCTTCGCTAAATCAATTTGTGATTGATATTGAGTATTAGCGGATTCAGCAGCCGCTAACTGTTCAGCCTTTTGTTGTCCAAGATTCAACTCTTGAACCTTCATCTGGTTAGCCAAGTTTTGATTCTGCGCAGTGTTAGCAGATGATGTGTTTGCTATTTCTGCTTGTTGCCGCATATTAGTATTAAATGCGTTGATAGCATCTTGTGCTTTTGCTTTAGAACTTTGTTCCGCAAAATCCTGGTCACGCAGTTGTCCAGACAGTTCACCTGCATTTTGAATAGCACGCAATGCTCTTTCTTGTGCCTGGGCAGCAACTTCTGTTCCACGAGCACTAGCACGATTAGCAGCATTCTGTTCATTTGAAAGTTGCGCAGCCAGTTCCAATCCAGACCCCGCAACACCGCGTTGTTGAGCATTTTGTAATAATGCTTCTCTTTGACCACGCTCTGCTGTTTGCTCATCTGTCTGAATAGCATTTAGTTTAGATCTGTCAATGGAAGTCAATCCACCTTCTTGGCTAACCCGTTGTAGTTCAGTTAAAGCGTTTAGTTGAGCAGCAGCAAGTTGAGGATTAGTTTGGATACCAGCCAATCTGGTTGCTTCTTGTAATTGTGCTTGTGCTTGTGCAGGTGTAAGTGTTCCAGCCAGCACCATTCGTTCCAGACTGACAGCAGTTTCTTCCGCAGTAGGTGGTATCAATCCTGATAGAGCACTAACAGCACCACTATACGACGCAGAAGCATCACTTCGTGAGCCACCACTCAATATATCCATAATCCCAGAAAATAGTCCCATAATATTATCCTTTTAGTTTATTTACATAGTTTGCGACTTTTCTACATACTATCTTGATTTTTGTTAGAAGTGATGCTTTTGGAACTATTTCACCATTAGCGACTTGTCTTGCATAATCAACCATTTCGTTATACTTGTCGTATGCTTCTTCATAATCATACGCATATACCATTTTAGTAATAGGACGAATATATTCATCATATAAAATGTTATAGACTAACTCACTATCCTTACGCTCATTAATTAGTTTAACTATTGATGGAGCGTATTGATAGTAGTAAGTCACCTCAGCTGGATGATTTAAAATAACAAAGCTATCACGCAAATCTCTCATCATTACAAGCTCTTCACAGTTATCATCTTTACCAATACTCGTAACGATTGCCGTAGTAATGAAGCATCCCCCTAAAACGGATCCAACTAATCCTCCAACAGGACCACCAACAGCGTATCCAATTGCTGCACCAATCATTTGCTTCTGACCACGTTTTTTAGCTTCTTCTGCTTGTGCTCGTGCTTGCGCCATCGCTCGTTCTTGCGCTGCAAGGAACTCTGCATTAGCTTTTGCAGCTTCACGCCGGGCTTTACCAGTCTCAATCTGACGTGATAGTTCCGCATTAACTGTGTTGATATCCACTCCCAGTGCAGATTTAGAAGCACCACCGCGTGCTGTAAGCGCAGATACTTCTGGAATAAGTGAAAGATTACCTTGATTTCCAATTAAACTATTCAATGCTCTATAACGAAGTGCCTCATCATATGTTGCGATAGATTGTGGATTGATAAACTCATCTGGATTTCTTGAAGTAATGAATGTTGATAAATCAACACCTTGACCACCAAGTGTGTTAGCTTCAGCACTTCTTGCTTTTACATTATCATATTGTGCTCGTGTCAATCCAAGCATTGCTAATGTGTTCGCACTAGGTGCTCCATTGGCAATCTCATTCTTTGCCAATTGTTGTTGTGCTAATGTCAATGCTCTGTTCTGTTCTACCTTTGAAAGTAACTCATTCTCAAACTGAGTAGTAACAGCAGTAACATCATCCACAACTTTCTGTCTTGTTGCTTGCCCAGTGTTAATAGCATTTGCAACTGCTTCTTGACCTTTCGTCAATGCACCTTCTAACTCTGTTCCAATAGGTTTCGTTTGTTCAGCAGCAGCAGCAACCTTCTGACGAGCAGGTTCTGTATTCTGTAATAACAACTGGTTAAATGATAATCCGCCTTGTGAGTAAGGAGTTTTCGCTATATCACGAAGCAACTCCACTCTACCACCAGCAGTCCCAGCAAGTTTTCCTGCCTCTTGGGCTTCTTGTGCTTCTTTTACAGCAGGCTGCCACGCAGTAGATGATGTTAGTGTAGGACCTTGATAGCCACCTGATAACATTTGCCCAAACTGTGCTGCTTCTGCTGTGTTGCCAAATGTGGTTGGCGCTGCAATAGCCTTATTGACTATATCCTTATTGTAAGTAGTAGTTCCTTTCTCTACTTCTTGACCAAAAGTATTTCCAGCAGTTGTAATAGCAGTTTTTGCTTCATCAACTTCTTTCCCAATCTGTCCAGCAACATTCTCACCTAACTTCACTGCTTGTGGTTGATTAGCCGAAATGTAGTTTTGTAGATTAACAAACCTTCCACTTTGTGATGGTGTCTTTGCCCCAGTCGCAGATGATAGTGCAGGTGCAGCAGTTGTTTGTCCTGCAACATCAGATGTTGCGTTGGTAGTTTCAGATGGGCCAGTAGATGCAGTAAATCCAGTCTGCTGATTTTCCTTCTCTAACTCCAAGTCTTTTAATGTTTTTATGTATGCCATAGTGATGTGTCCCAGTGTTATAATATCAGGAAGGTTACTGTATATTTAGTATTATTCTTCAATCCAACCATAAACCGAACAGTTATTGCATTTGGACCGGTTTGTCTCCAATCTAAACTAACAGGATTAGTAATAGGTGCATCATTATCTTGGTTTATTAACTGTCCAATCGTTACAGACCTTGGTGCCACCCGGAAGTTCCACGGTATGTTGATTTGATTGAAGGACTTATTTTTTATGTAAGTGGATGGTGTGGAGAATACTGTAGTGTAAATCATCCCGGTGACATTTTCACCAATAGTCAAGTTCCTATTCATTGCAGAAGTAACCTGCTCACTGAACGAGTTGATAGGATAGATCAACTTATCAATCCATTCACCAGGGACATCCTTAAAGTCCTCCCTTAGCATCCGTTTGAAATCTGGTATATTACTCATATTTTATTTGAACTTTTCGCTCATTCCTTCAAAAATCAAGCTAACACCATTCAATCCCAATGATGAATACACATCACGGGTATTGATACGAATATTTAACCAGTTGCACCGTTGTTGATGTTGTGGAACAAGTGTTTCCAGACGAATAACCTGTCCAGCAGATCCACTACCCCAAGTTACAGCACCAAATACACTATTTCCCCACTGTCCCTTAACTGCTTTTGTAAGTGTAACAGTGCTGTAACCTGCGCTAATATCGCTTTCAAAATCTACACTAATCTCACTTGCGGCACTTTCACTTACTAAAAATGCAGTTCTACGGAAGTGTTTCATAATCGCAGGATTTTCAGCATCGATCTTATTAAACCTGATGTCAGTTGGGATAGGTCTTACTACTCTACAATCACCTGGTATCAAACCAGTAGATGAAGTGACTGTAACTGTTGAACTTCCAACATCAGTAATCACTGCTTTTGCACCAGATGTTTGTGTGATAACATCCCCTAACTTAACTAATAGTGGGTTAAGTGTAATAACATTCCCAGTAATATCAGTAATAGACTTTATATATTCTTCATCCACATAATCTGATGTCGCATAATCTTTACGCTCAATCATAACTGTTGTGTCCTCAAACACTGTGCTGGGAGCAGCAATAATCATTTTGTTTTTTAGATAATCAACTGCACCTGTTGTTGCGTCCTTTGTCCAAGTAGTCCAAGTATTTGTGAAAATGTTATAGACAAATGCTATCTTACAGAATGTATCTGCTGATGTTAATGGTGCAAATAGGATATACTTGCGGTCACTCTCATATGCAATAGCAAAACCAAGTGTGGAAAAGTTAGCAAGTGCATTAGATGTGTATTTAGTCAATAAGTTTTCAATAGGACGACTAATAACTTGTGCCCCGGTGTCCGTAATCGCAACCACACCTTGATCTGATAAGCAGAACACTTGATTGGATAGGATAACAGCAGTGTCTTTTGCTAGAATACGAACAGTATTATCAATTAATGATACCCTGAATGTAGAAACACTATCCCCTGATATGCGATATACTCCATCTGTTTTCAGAACAATAATACCATCACGCAATGCCAAAATACGTTCAATAGGCTCATTTGCTGATCCAATGTCAATATAGTTCAATAACGGAACTGCTTCTGGTTGTTGTATTTTGGAAATACACACCCGGTTTGGCAACTCATCGTTAGATGATATGACATCTTGTCCAGTAGGCTGTAATCGTGGACTTGATGCACTTGGACGAGACGAGTTGATAAAGAATGTGCTTCCATTCAACGACCGTTTCTCTACCATCATCTGACCTGGTAGTTCGTCAAACCCTGATGTATAGTAGCAGTTTATAAAAGTATTATTTGAATACTTATTGACAACTTCCGCAAACTTACGAGCAGTTTGTTCCACATTTTCTGCTGGTGTTAGTGTATCAATAACTTCAAATTGACCAATACTTGGATTGTTTGATGATCCTGCAGAAACTGTAAATGACCCACCTGCATTATCTACAAATGTAAATGTATCACCTATCTGAATACCATCAGTCCCGCCAACCGCAATGAAGTTAAAGTATCGTCGTTGAATAGTGCGAGTATTAGCATAAAATGCGTGATTTTTATATACACAAATGTCTTTTGAGAATGGAGGCGCCCAGTTAGCATTACCAATCCCCTCTTGTGTCGCATTTGTGTATAGAGCAGCCTGTTTTAAGTCATCAGGTGTGACATCAATGATTGAAATCTCACGGTTTGTGATTTCTAATGACGATGGATTGTTCTCATACACTTGCTGCATATCATCTGATGCGACAGTATTCAAATCCGAACTCATTGCGGAGCGATACACTTGGTAGAACCAGTTCTCATCCACACCAGTAGGAACTTGGAATGTAATAGTAACATTCTTTGGACCGTCAGAAGTGTTTGCTGCGATAATACGATCTGATGGAGGTCCAAGGACGAGATTGTTATTAGTGTCGCGATATCCCCATACTATTCTATACCCAACATTAGTGGTTTCTGTAAACCATCCAACCGTTTCAGTTGCTGTTGCGATACCAGCCAATCCTTTTGGGGCTCCACCCTTACGAGGTTGTGCTGTTACACTCTCTAACTTATAAATCCCTTCTGCTGTTGTGAAATAAAGATTTTTATTACTTTGGATAGCACGAGTTTTAGTATTGCTTGCTGGAGCAGGGAATGTTCCAGCATATTTTGTCCAGTTTCCATTGTTGTCCGCATCGTAATACAGTTCTGAACCAGTAGTTAAAGCGATATTAGTATCGTTGAATGCTAATAGTGAGCGAATGTAGTTAGCAGATAGTGGAATACCATAGTGTTGGAACCCACGACGACTATCAATAATGCTTTCCTTGTCAATAACAACATTTGTAGCAATATTCATAGCACCAACTGGGACCTCACTGAACTCGTTAGGGTTAGTCCATAGTCCTGAAAACTTTAAGTTGAGTGATTGTGCCATTTAGCGTCCTGTAATCATTGAGTGTAATGTGCGATTTGTAATAACTTTTTTACTTTGACTTTCTACACGAGGGTTGATGATAGAGATAAGTGCTTCTGTCATTTGTGCGAACTTTACAGCAGCAGCCTTGTAACCATCCTTATCACCAAGTGCTTCTAAACAACGAGTGTTCGCACCTTGGACCATCAAGTGGTGTGCTTCAACTGGAATGTATTGTGGCACTGGACTGGTTCCCTCTAAGGCAATGTAATCACCAACTTCAATCAACGCATATGCTTCTGCTGTCACACTTATTGCGCTAGCCCCAGTAATAGTAGATGATACATTATACTTTTTACCAATGAACGGAACTGATTTGTCAATCACATCAATAGTAATATTATTAGAGATAGTTCCCCAAGTATCTGGAATGTTGTCAACATTTATTGTAGTCCCAGCACCTTTTGAAACTACTTTTACAGTTTCAGTAGTCAAATCGTTTGGCCGTTTGTAATACTTGACGATAAATGTTGTTTCAGTTGTGAATGGAGCGCATAAGATAATCTGGTTGTTCTGAATATAGTATCCAAACGAAGAGTTATAAAGTTCTGGTGTCACACGAGGAATGTATTGTAAACTATTACCAGATGCAACTGCAAGGTCTCGTATTCTCATTCCAATAGCTTCTGAAGCAATGTCAATAGTGGCGACATTAGCAGCAACCGTTACTGTATCAGCAATGACAAAGTATTCTTCGCGGGCAGTCTGAATAATTGGAACAACAGATGCTTGTAGTTCCATATTCATAATAGCTGTTAAATCATCATCAGTAAATGTGCTCGCGCTTGTTGGCAATGAGCCAATCCTGCGGATCTGATTACATAATGACGTAGTTTCGTATCTAATAGATGACATAATATATGTCCTTTACATTGAACTGAACAAATAGCGTAGTTTTTTCTGAATATCACTTTCTTCTTCATCTTCAACAGAAGGTTCAGCTTTACAGCTTTCTTCCATATCGTATTCCATTTTGTCTTCCATTTTGTCTTCCATTTCACCTTCCATTTTGTCTTCCATATCGTATTTCATTTCGTCTTCCATTTTTTCTGGTTTCTTGCCACCAGCCATCACGATAAGCTCGCTTGATGTGGATTTTACAGGCTTAAGGCTGGATACAATCCCGCCATCCATCTGTTTTAACAAGTCTTTTAAAAGTGATTTCTTTAGTTCTGCCATGTCTTCTGATTTCATAATATCCTCCATTTCGTTTATTTATTATTGACCAATATTTGTGTGTATTGTTGAGTTTACACCGGATGTAAAAAAACTACTTTGATAGTGTCCTATTCCGGATACTGCCATGTTATCTCGCACATTGTTTCCAGTTATGATATTGTAATCTGCTGGCACAATCGTTTCACTTATCCATAACTCTCCTGTATAGTCCCCGTCTTTGGGTTGTGGGTAGTAACCTTCAAGATTTACAATGAACGAGGATGCACTAGTCACTTCCAATACTGTATATAAACCAGATAATAGCACACCTTCGGTATCTCTCCTATCTGATAGTAGAACAGTAGAGCCAGCCAATAAGTTATGTGGCGACCCATCTACAGTATATACACTCATTGATGCTAACATTATCTCTTCCCAATGTGTATCGCTTGCTACAGTATAGTAATCATTACTAAGTTCTGCAATGACATCACCATACAAATCTACCCATTGCCCCTCAAAGTTGATAATGGCTGTGTATCTTACAACACCAGATTTGTAGATTGCTGGTGGAGGACCATATTCTTCTATCTTCCACTGCCAATAACCACCTGGGTCAGGTTGTAATAATGATTTAATAACTGTGGTGTTTACCTGTAACTCACCTAAGAATCCAATCCCTTCATATATCCCATAGTTTTGTGTTTTCACTGGGTGAGTTATATATACGGGTGCGAATGTATTCTTTGATTCCCCCACCCAAGCGTCCAAGTTCATAGGTGCTGGGTTAGTTACAATCCAATCCAAACAAGTATTCCCACTAACTAAGCAATATTTTGCACCTGCGAGTGAGATACCAGAGTAACCATTGCCAACTACTCCGTCAGTAACATCAGTGCCATTGCTGGAGCAAACATTATTGGTCAATCTATGATTTTCACCATACACTGCAATACCATCTCTGCCATTATAGACACATGTATTGTTAGTGATGGTATGCCCACTTTGATATTGTATTATATCATTCTGTGTATATGCATCAACACAGGATATCCCACCACCTTTGTTTAATGCAGAGTAGTTTCCATCAATGAGGTGACCACCATTTGGTTTTCCTTTATCTGCTTCTACTTGAATGCCAGCGATTTGGTTACCACCACCAGACCCAAACCCACATTGGATAGTGACATTGTTTCTAATGATACAGTTATTGCTATTGTTGACCCAAATACCATTATATCCTGCTCTCCAAATCTTATTATTCTCTACAATCAGTCTAAATCCACCTTGAACACGGATAGCCTGATATCCAGCACTACTTGGATAATCTTGCTCTTTAACAATATTATTACTAACAGAGCAATCCCAACTGTCAATAACTAATACTGCATAGTATCCAATATCAACCATTGTGTTGTTAGTGATAATAACATGTGAGCATGTATCAAGCATTGGTCCGCCGCCGTCATTCAATATTTCTGTTGGTGGCAAACCGCATTTATGGGAGTGATTGTTCATCCATAACCCGTTTCGTGAATACACCATATATGAACACTCAAAGAAGGTGTTCTCAAAGAAACAGTTAGTGATTGCGAACTGTGATACAGCACACAGTGTAACACACTCACCACTTTCATGTATCAAGTTTCCATCAAAACCTAAATCGTGCACATATATGTTGTAGTCAACAATCTTTGATGGTAATCCAACCGCACCTCTATTGGCTAATATGTGAGTTGTAGCATAATCACCACGGCCATCAGTTGTTCCTGGGCTTGATGGAGTGCTCATCAACTTTATTTTAGACCCCCAGCCATCGCCAAATACTGTTACATTACTATCAACAAATAATGCCGCATAGTTAGTTCTATTTGGACGAGCATACAACCATAAATAGTTATCTACTGATGCGAAAACAGGGTATACCCCGGCAGGAATATAAACTGATGCGTTACCACGAGATAGTGCCACCTGACCCGCATAGTCCAATGCTGCCTGCATAGTAGGTGCATCATCCCCGGTTCCATTACCACGAGCACCAAACCATTTTACATTTATTGTATCAACATTAGCACGCTTCCACACTGTCCCGTCGTTAGCGACGATAGTGACACCAGCATCGTCAATGTGTGATACTCCCTCTACTGGGTCAACATAATAAAATACTCCACCACCTCCATTATTATCACCATAGTAACTTATTACAGATACACGGGTTTGTATTGTCCTGACTAATGCTCGTAAGTCAGCAATAGAGTTTAATCCAGATAGTCCACCTGACCCACCACCACTCACTACACTATCAGTGATCGCGGCAGCCCACTCAGATGCTTGATATCCCCAGTCCAAATCATTATCTGTGGGATAGTTATAAGTTACATTGTCAACAACTAATGGTATACTCATAATATTATTGTGGGTTAATGATGTGCCAAGCAACTTGCGAAGTATCAGCACCTGAAGTAGAAGTGATAGTAAATGATGTTCCGGCACTTATATCAGAAATGTAAGGTGTTCCTACTGTGCCACCCGGGACATTAGTGGTAAGAAATATACGACTATTGGCACGGGTTAAACCATTAATTACTGTGACTGTTCCAGCCACCAGAGTTGCGATCCCCATCGCAGCATCCTCACCTTCTGGGATTTGCTGAATGGTTCCAAGTGTTCCAATAACATATTCACCTGAACGGCTTACTGTTGCGCCGTATCCAATCGCAATACCTCCGTATAGTTGTGTAGGAACACTTGATCCAGTTAATACACCAATAAACACATTATTTCCACCAGTCGTGGTAGCATTAGCAGGAGTAGCAGTTACACCTGATTGATAGCCAATACAGACATTTGTATCACCAGAGGTAATGCTTGCTCCTGCTTCTGGACCAATACATACATTCTCGTAGCCAAATGTTGTATTCTGACCAGCATACGCACCAATGTTGATGTTCTCATATCCGCTAATTATTGTATTCCCAGCATATGGTCCAAAGTTTACATTAGTGAATCCATCAGTAATACTTTCACCAGCATTAAACCCGAAGTTAGCATTCTCATACCCAGTTGTAATAGACGCACCTGCATTTTCACCATAGTTGACGTTATTATATCCAGTTGTAATATTTCCACCAGCATTAAACCCAAAGTTTGTTGCTGCTCCCTTTAGCACCACAACACTTGATACTGTTGTCCCATCTGTCACCACCTTACAGATGCGCATATTAGGTGATGTGATCGCAGGGGCGGCTGCTCCAAGTGTCACTGCCGTATAAACATAACTCCCAGTTGGAGTAACATCCACATAAGTGTCACGAGATGCTGTATAAGTTTTTGGCTTTGGATCTATTATAACACGAACGCCAGCAACATAACCCACTCCATCCGGATGTGTTGACGATAGTGTTCCAGAAACAGGTGGTATTAATCCATAAACGATTGTATCTGAGATAAAATCATCTGGTTGTAACATTTTTGCTGTGTTATCTGCTGTATAAAGTTGGGTAAATGTTTTATTAGAGAGTGTTTCAGTTCCTGCCACTGTAGATAGTGTTCCAGATGTTGGTAGAGTAATAGAAGTTAGACCAGTAGATGATAATGTAATGCTGTGCGCACCAGTTGTAGTAAGACTTCCGCCATTTGCGATCGTTAGTGTAGCACTTGATGTTGGCGCAGTGATTGTTACTTTATTGATTGACGTAGCAGTGGCAACTCCAAGGACAGGAGTGGTCATTGTTGGCGAAGATAGTGTAGCAGTTGTAATCGTTGGAGATGTTGCTAATACTAAACTACCAGTTCCAGTATGATTTGTTGTGGTAAGCGCAGTTCCACCACCTAATACTAAACTGTTAGCAGTGACTGACCCTGAAACATTCAGTGAAGTTCCTGTTGCTACCCCAATAGACGGTGTAATCATTGTTGCGCTTGTGATTGTTGGGGTTGTCAATGAAGCGTTTAAGATGGTTGGAGCCGTTGCCAATACTAAACTACCAGTTCCAGTGTGATTTGTTGTGGTAAGCGCAGTGCCACCAGATAATGTCAGTGATGTTCCAGCATAAGTTTTGTTTGATAGTGCTTGACTGCCAGCAGTAGTTACGAACTCTGCGTTATTAAACCGTAAGTTATCTGAAACAACTGTTAATGGTAGGTCAGCCGTGTTTGCGCCATTTCTCCAAGCGATGGTATCAGTATTAGATAGGCGAACAATACCTGATCCTGACACATTTGTAGAGATTGATTTATAATATTTGCTTTGAACACCATAGTTGATGCCAAAGTTCACATCATTAGTGAGTGTGAAGGTGCCACCTGTTGGCTGTAATGTTGAGTTTGTAATGGCTGCTGCCCAGTTAGTGGCTTGTGTGCCCCAACTTACATCACCATTTTCTGGATACTGGTATGTTGAACCATTTACTATTAGTGCGATTGTCATAGAGTTGTTTCCTTTTATACTCTTATTTATTATTAAAGCAATAAAGCCCCACTATGATTGCTCACTGTGGGGCTTTTAATAACCTACACTACCTATTGCTTAGGAAATGCCAGTCAATTTCACCATTTTTGCTGGTGTTTCAGATACAATAGCCTGGTTGCTGTATAAGCGATATTCAAAGCCTGCGCTGTTTTCCAACTGACGGAAGATCTCACCAGTTTTGCTGCCTGGGATTTCAAACGAAATGTCTTGAGCACCAATACGCTTGATACGCTTAGTTGGCAACACGAATGCTTCACCTTCTTTAACATATGGGTGAGCGTGAATACGCAATGTGCCGTTCTGGCTGTGGAATACGATTGTCTTAGAACCATTTTCTACAGACGATGCTGTGTAAGACTGGTCATACTTGCGTAATGCAGCCTGGTCATTTAACAATACACCCCATTTCTTTGGATTCAAATATACATTTACATCTTCGTCCAATCCACCACGCTCAACTGCCACTGCTACTGCTGTCTGTAAAGCAGAGAAGCTGATCGCACCACCAACAGCGTAAGTAGAACCTTTCCAAAGATTGTAAACGCCACCGTCAATGCCAAACAACACACCAGTGTTAGTAAGGATCTTGTCCAAACCAGCCATTTCGTTACCGTTAGCACCAAAGAAGCGAACGAACATATCAGTTGGAGAGTAGGTATCAATAGCAGTGATGTCAGCAGCAATACCAGTTACGGTGATTGTGCGAGCAGACGTGTCAATTGAACCAATAGTCAAAGCACCATTAGTGTTGACTTTAGCGCCATCAGCAACCTTGAAGATATCAATTTGAGCATTTTCAGTTCCTGCCCAGATACCAGCAGCCCAACCAGCAGCACTGAATGTCAACACTGTTGTTGTTGCGTTTGCGTTTGTTGTGTCATCTACGGTTCCAAGACCTGTTGGGCCTGCGCCATAAAGCAACGACAATTCTAAACGCTTTGTCAACGATTGAATCATGTTTTCAACTTGTAATTGAGTTGCGTCCATAAACGCAGACTTAGAACCAGAAGCACGAGCAGCACTTTCGTAATCCAAAGTTGAACGCAATACCATTTGAGCACCTTGAACTTGTGCGTCTTGTGTCTTCATTGAAATTGCGTTGTTTAAAGCAAACGCACCAGCATCAGCACCAGCATAGGTAATGCCGTGTTCCATTTGAACAATAACTGGCTGGTGATATTTGTTACCCAACTGCTTGTCGCGAGTTGTAAAAGGGACTTCCTTTACAAGCAACGCACTTTCTGGAACTAAGTTTACAACTTCTTGACCGTAAACCTCTTTAAATAAACCTGTTAAATCTGTAGTAGTAGCCATTATATTTCTCCTTTAATGTAATAATTTGGCAATTTTAAATTCTGTCTCGCTAATCCTAATTAGTCTTATATTAAAGGGTGCCACTTGGGTCCTAATACAATACTTCACAAAGTAACTAAGTGATAGCCGTTAGCGTCACTGTGTTATCCTTATTTATACAATTGAATAAATTTAGCCTCCTTTAGCCCGTTCTGAGATTCTCTTGGCCCATTCATCACGAGTCAAGTTGCGTTGTGGTGTAGTAGAGGCATTTGATGGTTTAGTCAACTCTGTGATCTTATTCATAACTGGTGTCATTTTAGGTTTACTCTTCTTCAAGTGTCCTTTAACAACCTTGTTAGTGATATCGTCACCAAGCAATGATAGAATGATATCTTCATTGGCAGCACCAAATAAACTCTTCACTTCTGCTATATAATCCCTGCGAACGAACTCAACTACATCTGCTGGCTGAACATCAAGTCCGTTCTCAAGTGCCAACAACATCATTGAAGCCATCTTTTTAACAGTAGACTCAGTCTTTGGAAGACCAGAGGTTTCAAGGGCTCCCACAATCTTAGAAGTATATTCTTCTTCGTATAACTTAGTATATTTGTCCATTTCTGCTTGTTTAGCATTTTCTTCTTGCTCTTTACGTGCTTGCTCATATTCGGCTAACTTTTTACGAGTATCACGCATCTCCTTTTCTTCTGGAGATAACATTTGCTCTTCAATTTGTTCACGCAAGATTGAGTTAGCAAACTCTTTTAAATCAATCCCAATATCTGGATGTGATAACAGCTTGCGTGGGTCTGTCTTCGCAATCTTGATAAACTCCTCTGCTTGTTTTCGCATCATAGCAGCTTCGTTGAATCTTTGTTGGGCGGATTTAGTTGATTGATATCCTTTAAGTAATTCACTTTCATCTACTTCAATGTCTTGACCATCAATTTTAACTTTGTAAGTTTTTGCTGCTGGCAAATCTGCCAATGATGCTTCAAGTGCCGCAATGTCTGCGCTCACTGCGTCAGCATTGTATTCTGTTGATTCAGTAGTATTAGTTGTTGTTGTTAAAGAAGAGGTATCAGCAGATGATGATACGCTGCTAACGCTTGCCGCTGGGGCACTAGATGATGTTTCTGTTGTCATTTTTATTTCTCGCTTTATGTGTAGAGTATTGTGATCTTATCATTATGGTAAAGATCACACTGTATTTATACCGGCGATGGTGCTTGCTCATTAGTCAACGGGTTGGTTGGCATTGACGGTTGATTTGGCTGCATTTGCTGAACCAGTTCATTCGTTGAGGTAGATAAGTTAGCACCTTGAACTGGAGCACCACCCAGCTGAGGCGTTGTCTGGATAGGCTCTTGTCCAAGTAGAGTAAGTAGACTTGCGACAGCAGGATCGCTTAAGAATCTAAAGTGTTCCATAATGTGTTCTGTCACTGATTGAACTACCATTGAGTCTTCTCTAACTGCTGGGTCACTGATAGTTGCTTTGTGCTCTAAAATGTGGAGTTTATGCTCATCCGTAATCATAACTGAAACTGGCAATCCTTCAACTAATGACTCATTCTCTGCCTTGATAGCAAGTAACTCAATAGTGCGACCTTCAATCAATGGGTCAAGGTTACCAGTTTGAATAACTTGTAACATTTGGTCTGGGGTTTTTACTAACCCTGCTTGTATCATCATTTGAGCTAACTCTACCTTACCAGCAGTTGTTCTTGTCATTGGATTGCCAGCATCCACAATAACACGATTGACTTGTGCTAAATCCTCACCAGTAAACTCACGCATAATGCCACGAGACCCTTTGCCCGCAATCATTGCGACACGAGGGACGCTTGCATAATCACGCAGGATATTGATGGTTGATGTTCCTACATCTTCCAACAACTGGACATAACTGTGCTGTAACTGTTGTGCGAACTGGATAGACATTGATTGAACGAGTGCTAATGCTGCTCCTGATTTCAAAGACGCTTCTGGATTGCCACGAGCAACACTATTGACACCACTGATAGTTTCCATTGTATGTTCCAGCATCTGTAAGAAGTTGAATACTTCTGGTGGAGTTGAAGTTAGGTTAAGTGCTTCTGGTTTGCCAAGTTGTGAGTCATATTCTATGAAGTTTAGTCCACCTGCTAATTGAGTAACTGATAAGTTATTACCTTTTGGAGCCATAATATTTTGAACGCCAAATGATAACTGGTTAGTCAATACAGTAGAGTATAAGCTGTTGACACCGTCTTGTAGAGCCAATAAGTCGTATGCTGGAGTATAGCCACTTGTGGTGCCAATCAAATCAGCAGGAGTAACTCTAAATAGTGGAATGTTTCTGTATGGTAATGGTCCATCGTTAAGAACAATACTGCTGTTGATGAATGTCAATAAGCGACCATCTGGCACTGCATCTGTGCGATTGTGGTAGAACTCATATACTGTAATTAAACTATCGTTGGATACAGTAGTAGGTTTAATGCGATAATCAAATTGTGAAATAGAATCAGGTGAGGTAGAGATAATGTCATCCCCAAGTTCTGGATACTTCGCCGCAAGGTCATATTTATTCATCAACTTACGGATAACAACCCAGTTATTGTTTGCCCAGTCTTCTAAGTTAGTGTCGCGAATGATGTTAAATGGTTCGTGTGCCTCATATTCAATGTCACCTTCGTGAACTTCAATTTGAGTCTCTGGATCAACAGAGTAAACCTTGCCAGCAGTAGCATTCCATATAGATGATACATATCCTTCCGCATAAACTAAACTAAACTCAACTGCGGTGCGTAAGTTCTTCTCCAATCGTTTCTCACGCATATAGTAATCTAATAGCCCGCGTGCCAAGATCGTTTGTGTTTGACTCTTCACATCAGAGTTAGTTGCGCGTGGTTCAAACGCTGGTCGTTGATTGATAGTCAGATTCATCAAGTGTTGGATGAAGTTGCGATAGTGGTTGACTTTAATCGCAGACAATTCATTTTGATCACCAACTTTATACACTGATGCTCCGTTCTCTACTGCTGAGTTGTAGTTGTTATAACTCTTCCCCCATAGTTGTAGAATTCCTTTTGTCTGTAAGTGTCTGTAGTAATCATTGATGAGTGTTTCAATCTCACCTACTGCTTGTTCGCGTGGTTGATTGGCGAAGTATGTCATTGTCATAGTATTTCCTTTTGTTATCTTCCAAATAGTTTACCCATTGTCTGAGCGTTTGCTGTTCTATTATTTAGTAAATCTTTGTTAATCCAGTGTGTATCATTATTTAACTTGTATAAAGTTGGGATTGGATTGGTATTCATATCAACATTTCTCACCAGGTAAACTAATGCCGCTAAGTGATCATAGTGACCATACTTCTTACTGCGTCCAAACTCTTTCTTACCATTGGACCTCTTCCATATACCATACTTTACACACCCAATAGTCTGGACGCATCGTGGATTGATCTTCAATCGTCCTTCATTGATCATAATACGCACTTGGTTAACCATTGCTTCAAGACTCGTCTTGTTAGTTGGAGCAAATGGTAAGTTATGTAATCTCGTCAAGTCTGCTATAAGGATAAGGTTGTTATTGTCTGCGATTCTGCGATTGACCTTCAATTCTCCCCATAGTGCTTGTTCTTTATTTCTAATATCTTTTGCTAATATGTCAGTAGTCATCTCCGGACCATTGATGGTGTATTCGTCCTCAACAACAATGGTTGCGTTCTTATAGTCATAGTAAGCGAATAGACCTGCCGTATAGTCAACTACACCAGTGTCAAGTGAGACATATTTATGGTAGAATGGGAAATACTCATCTCTGACTGTGTCCTCAGCATAGTCATCACTCCATTCAGGTAGGATAGATTGTTCTGAGTCAGTGACAAATTTAACCAAGTATTCTCTTTTGAATGTAGTTGAGTCTTCTCCTCCGGCTTCCTTCATATAAGTCTTCAATGTGTCTGGGTCAAGTGATTTATTATCATAGATGGTAAATTCGCTAACACAATCATCCTCAAGGCATTCTCTATATAAGTAGAAGTAGTCGTGGTCTGGGGTCACTGATGGAGTTGAAGCAATGATTGTTGTTCCCTGAACAGTCAATGTCTGTGGGACTAAAATGGATTTAATGATATAGTTTAAGTTATTCATTGATCCTGCTTCATCCACGATGTTTAAATGCGATACTGTTCCTCGTAAGTTTTCCTCGTGCCCATTGTCAGTTCCAGAGAAGTGGATTTGACTACCATTAGGCAAGCCGAACATATCTTCAGACCCTTTATAGATTGGCATTAAATGTTGTGGGCAATCAGCTATCAACATCTTCATAATAGGGTGAATAGATTTTTTGAGACTTTTGGCGGTTGGTGCCGCAAATCGTATTTGAGTATTTGGGTTTCTTATTCCATATTCAATAGCAATAAGACAAAGGATAGTTGTCTTCCCAAATCGTCGTGAGCAGTTGATAACATATTTAAGAGTTGATTTGTTCTGAATAGCATTCCATACAGCATTATAGATAGGCAACTGGTGTTTATACAGTTTCCAAGAGATAGTTCCCCGTCTCCAACTTTCATTAACTAATTCACGCCTGGTTGTTTTCATTCTTATTCCATTTGTCATCTATGGTCGCAAATCCAATGTATGCTCCAACTACACTTGAAGTAAAAAGATAGAAAGGGACTGCTATGGTTGATAAATCAGTCCATAAGTGTAATATAGGAAAGAGAAGGCGTGAACACAATGCTGCCCAAGCCATTCTCCGTCTATT